ACTCAAAACAACTGTCCTTATTATGGAGTTGATGGAAGCCAAATTGGACTTGGATGGTTCTGGGACGGAGCCTTTGGAGCCTATGTAAACTCTTATAACCCTTAATTTATGAACACTCGCAAAGACATCACTATTGAAAAGGGCTGGTCTGCCTTCGTTAAGGACTCTGAGTGCCTAGGCATTACTGAGTTCAAGAATGGCGGCAAGGCTCACACCCTTCTTGAAGTCATCACCAAGCCTACACAGGCTGAACTGAAGGCTGAATTGAAGGCTCGCAACATCTCTCTTCCTGCTTAATATGATTACTATTATCCTTTTTTCTGTCACCTTTCTTGGTGGCGTTTATGTCGGTACACGCTGGTCTGAAAAGATTAAGGCGGTTTACTACTCTATTGTTTCTCAGTAATGCCTAATGAATACCTAAAGGATGGAGACATAGCATTTGTCGGGCTTAATAGCCGTGACAACCCTAGTTCTTTATCTGCTGGTATTGTTAGTCAGTCTCAGAATTTTAGAATGGATAGGGGGGTTGCTACCGTGCGTAAGGGTATGCAACGCAAGACTATTGGTACTTTGATTGGTAAAACAATTTATGGAGTTGGTACATATATCAATAGCACAGGACAGGAAATCATTATTGCGGTAGTTACAGATGGTTTATATTCGTATAACCCTCAGACAGAAACGCTGTTGGCTAAGGTAAACTTTCCTGCTGGAGAAACTATTGTTACACAGGACGGCTGTGATGTAGTTGCGGCTATTGACTATGTTTATATAAGCAGAGGATTTAGCAAGCGTCCTCTAAGATGGGACTTAAATGTCACCATAATTGCACTTCCTGTTAGTCCAACCCTAGGTCACGAATTTCCAAATTCATCTGGTTTGTTATATTATGCAAATCGAATGATTGCATTAGGTAAGTATCATACAGAAACAAACACTTTAAGAAATTACGACACAGTTTCTGTTAGCAATTTCCTTGATTTTGATAAGTGGGATGCCCTTGATGCGTTCACAATTAATAACGGTAGCAATGACCAAGTAGTTGGCGTTGCCCCTTGGACTCTTAATGAGTTCTTAGTGTTTATGCGTAACAGCATTTTCTATGTAAATACTGGTACTGATAGATATGTTTCTGGAGATGGACTTTCTGCTACATCTCAAATAAAAACACTGGCTACCGACATCGGCTGTTCTGCCCGTAAGTCTGTTGTACAGGCTGGTGGTGGCGTATTCTTCCTATCAGACAACGGTGTTTATTTCCTGCAACCTCAACCTGCTTCTGCCGAGTCGATGAAGTTGCTGACTATGGCTGACCCTATTTCAGCCCCTATTGATGATGTTATCCAGCGTATCAATCGTAACTATGCTTACCGTGCAGTTGCTACCTATTGGAACAACAGGTACTATCTTGCAGTTCCGCTTGATTCCTCTGTTGATAACAATGCTATTTTGGTATATAACTTTATTCTAAAGCAATGGGAATCTGTGGATACATATCCTGCTGGCTTTGACATCTTTGACTTTGTGGTTGCTAAAAAAGATAATCAGAGACGCTTGTATGGCATTGATACAGACCAAGGTATTTTCTTGATGGAGCAATTGAACTGGGATGAATACGGAGTTTCTGTCGGTACTCCAATCCTTCCATTTTATATTCCTGATACACTTTCTTCGGCTTCGTTTACGCCTAATGCTATAAATTCTATTCTTAAAACCAGACGCTATTCATTCAATAGTATTGGTGATAAGCGTTTTAGCACAGCAGAAATTGAACTCATTGCCGATGCTGGTTCTCAGGTGGTAACTTCAATAGAAGTATTTAATCCTGATGTTGTATCTGTAATTGACATATTTGGCTCTGAAACAACAGAAGACGCTGCTAGACGCAATGCTGTCAGAAAGATAGGTACAGGAATTCAACTTCAATTTACTACTAACAATCTTAGACCTTCTATTCGTTCTGCATATATTTATGCTACAATCCAGAAGAAAAACAACCAATCTAAAAAATAACAATGACACAAATTTCTAAAGGCGATACTTTCACAAATGGAGAACAGGTAACTGGTGCTCGTTTAAACCAACTCGTTGACTCTTCTGTCCTACTTGTCGGGGCTATCACAGACCAACCTAGCATCACGGCTAACACACTTGAGGCTACTGATACAACTATAGTTAATGACTCTGGAATACTTAAGGAAGCCACAATTGGTGACTTTTTGAATAGCAACCTTCCTATTACTACATCGTCTATTACAGGTGGTACTGGAGTTGATATTATTGTTACTCCTGACGCTACAAAGAAGTTAGATGTGGCAGGTGCTTTTGAGGCTAATAGTATAAACTCTGTTGGTGCATTAACCGTGGGTGGAGCCGCTACTATAACTGGTGCTCTTACGATTACTGGTGCTACAACCCTTACTGGTGGAGTTGCTGGAAACACAACTGTCAATGGAAACCTTACTATTGGCTCTGGAAAGACGCTTACCCTTGATACTGCACCTACAACTAATTTACAAGCCGCTACAAAGGCTTATGTTGACTCTGGTTCAAAGGCTGGATGTAAGGCTTGGGTTAAGTTCGCTGGTGCTACTGGTACTGTGTCTGCCTCCTATAATGTTACTTCTGTTACAAGAAATACTACTGGTAATTATACGGTCAATATTACTACTGCTATTGCTGATGCTAATTTTGCTGTTATTTCTAATTGCACAAATGCTACTGGAATTGCGGCAGGGTGGGTTACAGTTATTGGTCAAACCACAAACTCTGCTTCTATATATACAGTTTACCCTGTCTCATATGGTGGTGCTAATTTAAACTTTGACCCTACATCTGTGTATGTAGCAATATTCGGAAACTGATGTTTCTTAGTGACCTCATCTCTTATATCAAGACGAACCGCAACAAGGGTCGTGGGGAAGCCTTTGGCTGGACGGACGATGAGTTGATTGCTTACATCCATTGGGCTGATACCTTCAACTATTTGTTTGTTGAATCAGACGAAAATGGCTTTACAGGGGTGGCGGTGATGTACCCAGTGGCTAAAAAGGATAAACAGAAACACGAAGATTTGCTGACATTTAAGGATATTATCCCTGCTTCGGCAGAGGAATCAAACGACCTGTGTGTTATGGACTTTATCGCCACAACCTCAGAGGCAAAGAAAAGCCTTGTAATCCAACTCCAAGAACGCTATCCCAACTGGGAAAGTCAAGAAAAGTTGGCATTGCGGTTTGGTATCATAAAGAAACTTTCTAACAAATACATAAACCTTTTAACAACTTAATACAATGGGAAGCAAGACAATATCAGCACCAGCACCGAGAGACTATAAGCAGGAAATGTTGGACGCAATGGCTGGACAAGAAGCCATTCAGCCTAGACTTCTTGAACTAGAAAAACAGTACACACCGCTTTATCAGCAACTACAACAGCAGGGCATTAGCGGAGGCATTAACAGTATGGACAGCCTGTACAGACAGGCACAAGGCATCTCTGGTGGCCTTCAGAGCAATTATCTTGGGATGCAAGCCCCAGTCTATGGACAGGTCGGACAAGCGGCTATGGGGGCTTACCAACAGTCTCTAGACGCTGGAACAAAGGGCATTTATGCCTCAATGCAACAATCTGCTCAGAGCGACCTTGCGGCTGGCAGAAACCTTACACCACAGATGCAACAACTTGCCCAGCAATCTGCTAGACAGGCTATGGCGGCAAGAGGTCTTTCTGGCAATCAAGCAGTTGGACAGGAAGTTCTGAACTCGTATCAACTGGGTCAGATGCGTGAAGACCGTGCTAGACAGTTCGGTGCTGGTATGTATTCCGCTGGCCTTGCCCAAACTCAATCTGCTAATGCTATGTACGGTATGCCTCTGATGCAACAGATGTCGGCTTACTCTCCTGCTGGCCTTGTTCAGGGTGGCTCTGGACTGTACACAGGTATGGGTGCTCAAATCTTTCGCCCTGAATCTCAATATAACTCTCAATTAACTTCTGCTAACAGACAAGAACAGATGCAAGCACAGATGGCAAATCAACAAGCACAGGCTGGTATGATGGGTGGCTTGATGAAGATGGGCGGCTCTATACTTGGCGGTATGGCCTCTGGCGGCACTGGCTTCTTTGCCGATTAACTAATTTACAACAATGCCTTCACAGTTTTCACAATACCAAAATGGTGTCCAACCCGTAACAGGAATGTTGGAGACTGGTGCTAACCTTGCAAATATTTACAATAGCGTTGGTAGTTCTCTTGCTGATAATATCACAAAATATTATGACGCTAAGGGAAGAAATGATGTTGTCAAAGGCGAGGGTGAGCAACTTGCTTCTACCTTTGCTGGATACTATGATGTCCTATCTAAAGACCCTGAACTAAAGGATTATGCTGAGACCTTCATCAAGCCTACTCTTGATTCCTTGGCTGGTCTTCACGATTTAAACTTCAACAAGGCCGCTGGTGTTGTTGCTGGTGCTAAGGCTAAATATCAGGATATGGCGAACTCTCTTAATCTTTATCAAAAGACAAGGGATATGGCACTCAAGCGTAACATTAACGCTGGAGAAGATGCTACTGGAGGCCCAAAAATGGCTGGTAAACAACCAGCAATTGCTAGAACACGCTGGAATCCTTACATCAGCGGAGACGAGAACTACAACAATTTCAAGAAACAAATTGATTCTGCAAGAAAAGACGGATTCAAAGGAGACAACAAAGCGGCTACATTCTCTTGGCTTCGTGATATCTCTGACAACACACTTAACGGTACTTTTGAAGGACTTACTCCTGAGCAATCTGAACAACTTCGTGGCCCTGTCCAAGACCAGATTTATGCTCTTCAAGAAAAACTAAGTGCTGAACTTTCTGGAGGTGATGTTTATTCTGGAGACATAGAACGCTCTAAGCAATCTGCTAGAGATATGCTTGGAATTGCTGGTGATGTTTCTGGAGCACACACAGTTGTTACTGATGCAAGCGGAAAACCTGTTGCTGTTAAACTTCCTGCTCCTTCTTCTGATTCCAAGATTAACAGAGGCCCAGTTGCTAGATATGTAAATACAAAGCGTGGTATGATTCGTGTAGAGGTTAATCAGGAATTCCCGTCTGATATGATTGTGGAAACACCTGCTGGTGCAGTTGCAAGACCTCCTGTAAAGGAGGCTACTCCTGAACAAATTGCTAAGATGGCTAGTGACTTAGGAATGACAGTTGATGAACTAAAATCCAAGGCTTCTGCCGCTGGTCAGGATGTTTTTGAATTCTTTCTAAAATATACAGCACCTTCGGCTAGTGCTCCTGCGACATTGCCACCACCTCCGTCTAAGACACCT